GTTGCATGACTACGAGGTATCTCAGGCAGTCGATAGGGTCTTTCGACGCACCCTTCTCGCCATCTGCCCCCGTCCACTCCCTCAATGAGTAGATGAGGTTGTCGCAATCCTCTGAAATAAAGAGTTTTGGCTGGTTGAGCACCGTGACCGGCTGGTTCTGGTCGTAGGCCAGCGCGTCATTGATGATAGCGATGCCTTCCTCAATCTTAATGCCAGCAGCCGGCGTGAAGTACATCGGGTCAGGGTCAGTCTCTAGGAGTTCAATGAGCGAAGTACCGCCCTCCTTGCCCGCCGCCTGGGTAGCCCCGGCTCTAGGGTCGATAAATCGTTCGGAAATGACCGTATCGACTTCGACGTCTCTAATCGTCTCCTTGTATTCGTTGATACCTCGTCCACCGCCAGCGCGCTGAGCAGCCCCGGCCTTACCGTCGAGCTTAGAGTCCGGGAGCGCCCATTCCCCGTAGGTCTTGTCAGGCCACTCGCGGTAGATGTACCATTTAGTGTTTTCACCCGTCCCCACGGCGCGCAGCCAGAGCATGAACCAGTTACGCGCACCAGCAGGGTCGATGACCATGAAGTTCGTGCCTTCCTTCGGCACATCCGACGGCTTCAGGATGTTCGCGTCCCCGAACCTCGGGAATTGCGCCCCGGCCAGACCATCAGCCCAGCCGTAGGCTCGGATTTTTCGCTCGTAAGCAGTCTTGCCATCAAGAGTCTTCCTGAGCTCGTCGAAAGGGTTATAAGGGTTGAACTCAGAGTGAAACCAGACGACGCCAGCGTCCTTGCCTCTGGATTTCGCCCGATACGGCATGTGGCCTAGCGGGACGCCAGGGACGTGTTGATGCTTGGGATCGAGAATGGCCGCAGGCTTAGTCTCCAAGTATTTGCAACCAGAGACGTATTCCTTCACGACGTTCGAGTAACCCTGAACCGGGGTGAACGTAACGACGAGCTTACCGCGACGGGTGACGACTCGGTACCGCAGCGTTTCCACCCAGTCCAGCGGGACGAGCTCATCGCACCAGATGATATCGCACTCGCCGCCTTCGATGACCCGCCTTTCCTGAGCGTAGTTCATGAAGTGGCACTGACTCCCGTTCGGGAAGATGAACGTGCCGTCGGAGAACCCGTTTTTCTGTGTGTACTGAATGTTAGTAACTCGGCCCTTCTTCAGCCCCTTGAACTCAGGAGGAAGATACTTCCAGATGACGTTCTGCTGCATCTGGATCGAGGACTGACTCGTCGTATGCAAGCACCAGACTCGGGCGTTCGGGATGTTCACCATCGCCGCGACCACCCTCTTAGCCGCCCATTCGGTCTTGCCGGCTCGGTTGCCACCCAGCACGCACACCTCCTGGTACTGCTGCAAGAAGTCATCAGCCGCCTTCCAGTGGAAAGGCTCGTAGCCGTGACGATACGGGTCTTGCTTCTCAGCGAGGATCTTCTCCTCGCGCAGTCTGAGTATCTCTGCGAGCTTCTCCGCCCCCAGTTGATCCTTAAGCGCCTTGAGCTCGTCGGTGCTCGGGAGCCGGATGACTGGATGCGGCGTGAGCTGCACTAGTCTTAGCGACCCTTGTAGTTCACCTTCTTAGCCGCAGACGGCTTCCCGCGCATCAGGGCTTCAATCTTGTTGTAATCACCCTTGATCAAATCCTTGCCCTTGCCGGCAGGCTTACCCTTGGACTCGGAGGCTTCGTGCTTCTTGTTATTCATATCGTGCATTAGTTTCCCTTATGGCAAGGATAAGTCAAACTAATCCTCAGTCTTCCTCGGCGCCCTGAGCTAAGCCAAGTATCCCAACCCTGAGCACCTTCCCCATCACGTTCTCGAAGTTCGTCCCGCCGAACACGACGACCTTCCACCGGCCATCCTTCCCCTGGACGATGAACGCGCCTTGCTCGACGTAACCTGGCGCCTTCTCCGAGAACTCGGCCAGAAAGCCCTGCATCTGCTCATCTGAGCTCTCCTCGCTCAAGCTGAACGACCCAGCCTTACGCCCCTTGAACAGATCGTCCACGCGGAACGCCTGCACATCTAAGCCGTCAGGCTTTCGACGTCTAGCCTTAGCCTTGACCCTAGCCTTCGGCTTCACCGGCTTAGCCTTCTTCTTCTTAGCCATTACCACTTCCCTCCGAAACGAGGATGACGCTTGGCAACCCAGCGCCCCGCGTCCTTCCGCAGAGGCACCGTCATCCCAGCGACGAACTTAGAGTTATCCTTGACCATCACCTTAACCTCCTCCTTCCCGACCTTACAGATAATCATCCGGGGGTTCCGCACCTTAGACACCACCACCCCGTCCCACTCCTGCGCAGCGACACTGATCTGCTCCTCGACCTCCTTCACCTCCTCGTCAGCGAGCTTAAACCTAGCCTTGATTTTCATCATGCCGATAGGCGTCCACAAGACCTTCCAGGTGCTCTTCACCCTCCGGCTCGGCTCGTACACCCAGTCCAACCCCTCAAAGCACTCCTTGCGGAACGCTACGAGCTCCTTGCGGCTGATCCCAAGGGCATCCGGTAAACTGCTCTCACTCACACATTCTTCGCGGTTCATGCCTTAAACCTATAACCCCTTTTAACCTTTACAACTATTAGTGCGCTCACTGCGTTCACTGTTAGTCACCCCAGGAGTTCTCCGGCCTCACGGCCTCTGAACCCCTTCCCCCTAGCAGGGGGACTGAGGGGGGTGTGGGGGAGAGTCAAGAGAGGGGGTTCACCCCACCCCTGTCAAGCCAATCTAGCAGACCACCCTGCACCTATTAGTTTTCCTAATACTGCACAGTAGCAGGGCTTATTGCAGAAAAAGTGCATAGGGAGGAACCCGCTAGGGTTTCCGGCAGCTGCGGCGCGCCGACCCCCTCCCCCCCTTGCGCGACACCCCCTGAAAACCCCACAAAACCCCCGGATTTCCCTGATTAGCCGGGCTGACCTGGCGCGGGGGCAAGGCGGGGCTTCCCCTATTGGGGAGGCAGGGAGGCACCCCGGACGGGTTCCACCCCTTCCCTTCCCTTCCCCTTCCCCTATCCGGCCATGTAGGGAAAGCAAAGCCCCCGCTATCCATGACGGACGGCGGGGGCAGGGGTAGGGGGCTTAGGGGGTTTTACTGTCGGCTCTCTCTTTCGCGTGCCTCCATGCGTTCATCGTCGTCGTCGTCGTCCGGGACGTCATAGGCGGGGATAGGGAGTTTAACGTCGTCGAACGTCGGCGCGTCGGAGATGACCTTGAAATGTTCCGACATGCGCGACATGGCGGCGGAAAGCACGATTTCAAGGCATTCATGCGCTAGGTCTAACTCCACGGGGAGGGAGTTCGCGGAAGTGATAAGGGAGTCCGCGAACGCCTTGCCAATCTCGCCGGGATTATATCCGGAGTTCGGGAAGATGGACGCGGCGAGACGTTCGCCCGCCGTTTTGATTGCGGCGAGACGTTCGACGTTGTTTTCAGGGATTTGCATTTGGTTTGGTTTGGTTTGGGGGAGAGAATTAGGCGAGACAGACAAGCCAAGCGCGTCCGGAGAATTGAACGCGTTCGCATGTGTCAGGGGAAACTCCAACGGCGCGCGCTTCCGCAAGGGTTACAACCCAATAGGTTGCGCCGCCGTCGCGGAGGGTCGCGGTGGCGCCGTTCACGTCATAATCGGACGGGGAGAGAAGGGGGTCAGACGGCGACTTGTAAACGTTGTCATAATAGGCCGCGACGCGGGCGCGGTCATTATCTGAGGGGACGTAGGCGGGACGGGATTTGCGGGGGGTGTTATTCATGGCAAGGGAAGACAAAGGGGAAAGGGGGTCGGGTTCAATAGTAAATTAATTATTTCTTAGGGGGTAGGGCGGAGGGGGGTTGCTGACCTGGTTCAAGGGGGTGGGCAGGGGGAGGGGCAGGGGAGACGCGGGGCGGGGCATGGGAGGGGGTAGGGCGGGGGCAAGGGGAGACGCGGAGGGGGAGACGCGGGGCGACGGCGGACGGACGGCGGACGCGGGGAGGGAGCGCGCTTGCCTTTCGTCGCGTCGCCCTGGACGGATCACGTCGCCGGCGGCGAGCTCAGGGCGGGGGCGGGGCGAGCTCAGGGGGCGCGCGTGCGCCTACCTACCTACCTACCTACCTACCTACCTACCTAAAAGAAAGGGGGCAAAGGTTTGACCCCTTGCCCCCGTCGCGTCGCGCTGCCGGGCTTATTAGCCTAGGCGCTGCGGCATAATGACCGCGACAAAGGCAGGCTCCCTTCCCCGGTCAAACGCGGGGGAGAATAGTTCAACGGGATCCCAAGATGAGTTTACGTCTTTCGGTTTGCGTGTCCAAAAGTCCAGACCCTCCAAACGAAAGCCGGGGCAGGCGTTTATCGTGTCCAGCGCTTCCAAGGCGTCCGCGACATATTCGGCGCATAGCCCCATGTCCGCCGCGGGGGTGTTTCGTGTCGCGCTTGCGCGCTCAGCGCCGCGGATTGCCTTTGCGGGGGGTTTGCTCCCGTCGAACTGACACGCGCCAGGGGCGGGGAGATTAAGGGTATAGGACACGGGGGAGGGGTTAAGCGCCCAAGTGACGGCACCGGGGGCGGGGCAGCGCGTGCCTAGGTTAAAGCGCAGCGCGGATTGGCAATCGTTCCTTTCCGCGTCTCTCAATAGGGACTTGCAAAGCGCTTCCCCGGCGGCGCGGCCGCTTAGGGGGTTATCACAATTAATAGCGGCGACGTCCGCCCCAAACGCGGCGCAAGTTGCGCGTGCCTCATTCTGAGCGCTTTCGACGTATCCAAGCGCGGCGCGGAGATAGGACACGGGGAGAGAGACTTCCCCGGCCTTATCAATCCGATAAAGGGAAGGGATCACGCGGCGCATGTCGGGGAAATTGACTTCCGCAGCTTTCGCGCGCGTCTCGCCGGCGTCGGTTTGGATTGCAACCCAATCGACGGGGGCAGCGTTTACTAGGCCGCCGGGGGCGCGGTAAATGCAAACGCGCGCTTCCATCTTATCCCGTTTGCCTATGCCCTTAATAGCTTGCTTTACGTTCTCCGTCGGAAGGACGAAAGACCGGCGCTCAGCGGGGAGCACGTCGGAAGCGGGGGAGAAGTCCAAAGGGAGCTGCGCACCATGCGCGCGCCGTCCGTCGGTTGCCCAAATTGTCAGGAAAGGCGCGCCGCCGGACTTAGGCGCGGGGGACAATTCCAGGCAAACGGCATTTAGGACATGCCGCAGGGGATCGCGCGACATGGCCGGAGCGCAAGCGCTGAGCGCGGCGCGCAGTTGATACGCCGGGACGCGGAAGCTGTAAAGCTCAGCGCGCTCAGGGCCGGGGGTTTGGTTTTCCATGGGGGCGGGGGTGGTTTGGTTTGTGCTCATGTTTGGTTTGGGGGAGAGGGGGTTAAAGGACAGCGGGGGCGGGGAGCTCAATCGCGACGCAACCGGCGAGCGCGGGGGTTTTATGGATCCGGCGCCATGCGCTTTCCCAAGTGTAAACAAAGGCGGCGGAGAGGTTCGCGGAAAAGTCCGCTTCTACTCCTTCGGCGCCGAAGGAGACGCCGGCGTAATAATGGCCGGCGGGATTGATAATGACAAAAGGACGGACGGGGGCGGGGGTGCTCATGTTAGGGGGAAGGATTAGAGAGAGAGAAAACAAACGGCGATCAGCCAAGCGAGAAAGGTAAGGCCGGCGGCGGTCAGTGCGTCTTTTAGGTGTTGCATAGGACACCTAAACAAAGGGAAGCGCGTCGGGGAGTAAAGAGAAAAGTAAATTAATTTAAGGGGAGGGGTAAGGCGGGGGGGAAGGGGTTGCCTTTGTTCCAGGTAGGGGAAGGGCAGCGGACGGGGAAGGGGTAGGGCGGGGATCACGTCGCCGGCGGGGGTAGGGGTAAGGCATGGGGGAAGGGGGAGACGCGGGGGCAGGGGGCGAGCTCAGGCCAGGGGGAGCACGCCGGACGCCGGCGGGGATAGGGCGGGGGCGCGCGCGCCTATGCCCTACCTACCCCCTACCTACCGCCTACCTACCCCGGAAAAGGAAAGGGGGCAGGGCGCGAACCCTACCCCCTGACTACCTACCGCCTACCTACCGCGCCACGTTTCCAGCGCTGTCAGGATTAAGGCCAGGGTGATCACCGCGAGCGCGTGCAACATTAGGCGCGGGGGTTTTCCGTTATTAGGATAAAGCACCCGGTGCGCTTGCGGTAGTCCTCAGCGGCAGCGCATGCGTCCGCGAGCGTAGCAAACCAACGCGGGCGGGGTGTCCATAGTTTAAAGCGGCGCGTGCTCATTTGCTTTCCCCCTTTCCTTCCGCCTTCGCGTCGTTCCAGGCGTCGCGGCATGCGTTCATGATCTCAGAAAATCCGCCGACGTCTTGCCATACTTCAAACGCCTTGCGAATGGCGCGCATTTCTTCGCGGTTCGGTTCTTCGCTGCCGGGGTGCGTTGCGCCGGCGTCGTCACATTCCCAATACTCCGACAAGTCGGACGGGGTGACGATCAGGGCGACGCACTCCCCCGCGATTTCGCGGCGCGCGATTTCTCGGGAAAGGTCGTCAAGCGGGACGGCGGACAAGTCCGGCGGGGTGGGGGTGGGTTCGGTGCTCATGTTTTTTGTGGGGGTGATGGGTTAGGAATAAATGCCGGCGTCAATCGCGTCGGGGTTTGGGTAAATCTGGCGCGCGTGGTCAGCGAGCGCGGCACCGGGCGCCCATCCCGGCAAGGGATCGTCGGAAAGGTGCGCGACTTTCTCCGCGTCTTTAACCAGGTTCAGCGCGGCGCGCTCAATCCAGCGCAGGCCGTCCGGGTCATGCTGCGGCGCGTCCGTCCGGGCAAAGGCGCGGAGCACG